ATAAATTAAGGAGTTGTAAAAATTGTACAAAAGAGAAAATCAAAAATGAATATATATACAAAACCGCTCTGCTCGACTGGTCCTCGAACAGAGCGGAATCATCCACACAGGGTGCAGATGATGCAGTTTAATGCAAAATAATTGTATCACAATCCCTTGTGTTTTTCAAGTAATTTAAAGCACAAGGGATTTTTGCACCCTTTTTTAAGCAAAAGGAGTGTATAAAATGAAAAAACGCAAAGACGGGCGCTATCAGAAGAACATCTATATCGGAAGAGATGAAAACGGTAAACGAAAGTACAAATCCGTATGCGGCACATCACGAAAAGAGGTTGAAACGCTTGCCGCCGAATTAAAACAAAAACTCGGCAAAGGCATAGATATCTCATCTGATGATACATACGGATGTTGGAAAAAGCGCTGGCTGTCAGTTCAGAGGTCACTGCAAACACCGCAGCAATACAAAACGCTTGAACGGTATCTCAAACATTTTGCAGAACTTGAGCATTGTAAAATCAACAAGCTGACAATTGCCGATTTTCAGGAAATCGTGTTTGACTTAGCCGCTAAGAACCCTACAACAGGCAAACCAACAGCGAAAAAGTCGCTGAAAGAGTTCATCGCAACCGCAAGCCGAGTGTTTGAGTACGCTATTGAAAACCGAGCTATCGACTTCAACCCACTGAAATATGTCAAAATATCTAAGAATGCGGCAAAAAAGAAAGAGCGCAGAGCTTTGTCACCCGAAGAGCAAAAGCTAATAATCAACACTCCTCACAGAGGAAGATTGCCGGCAATGATTATGTTGCTTGCAGGACTGCGAAGAGGTGAATGCCTCGGCCTGCAATGGGCGGATATTGACTTAAAACGCAACAAAATAAATGTTCATCAGACTTTGGTTCTTGACGGAAACAATTCCTACATAAAAGCAGGAGCGAAAACAGAAGCAGGTGTCCGCAAGGTTGATATTCCGACCGTTCTGTCAGACTATCTGAAAAGCCTTGCACCCCATTCCCCATTTGATTATGTAGTCACAACCACCAAAGGCAAACTTATGACAAATTCAGCGTGGCGGAGATTGTGGGAGAGTTACATCAATTGCCTAAACCTCGAAGCATTCAATTCACAGCAAGGCAAAATTGTCGGCATTGCTCCACGCAGTAAATACTGCCCCGACGGTATTCCGCAGGTCATAGAACCGTTTACAGCTCATTGTCTTAGACACACCCACGCAACAAATCTTTTCTATTCGGGCTATGATATTCTCTACATTCAACACCAGTTAGGGCATACCAAGCCCGAAACAACCTTGAATATTTATACGCATTTAATGCAAGATGATACTGAAGCACCTGCGAAAAAACTTGATGATTTTCTCAATCGTAAAATAAGCTAAAAAATAAATGCAAGGCAAATGTTAGGCAACTGAACTTGAAAAGTCAGATATAATCGGTACTTTCAGGCTTTCAAAAAATGCGATATTATGCAAAATCATTAAATTTACAAATAACAAACTCCCCTCACCCACTTTTTACGGCGGGTGAGGGGAATATTTTTGCAATTATGTGTTTAATATGTAGTTTATTTAGTCGCTGAATTTATTCTTTCCTCAGCAATTTTGTAATACTTTTCGTCAAGCTCAACACCGATAAAATTGCGGTTTGTATTTATGCAGGCAACCCCTGTTGTTCCGCTTCCCATAAACGGATCTAAAATAGTGTTATTTTCTTTTGAACTGTTTCGGATTATTTTTTCAGTAATGTTAAGAGGTTTAATGGTTGGATGTTTCCACATTTTTTTGTCCTTTAGGTTTGAAACGCTTAAATAATATGTTTTTGCATCCTCGTACCTGTGGGGAAAGCACTTACCTTTTCCTTTTCTGAAATAAAGTAAATATTCAGTGTCGCTTAAATATTTATTTGAATAAGTGGGCAAAGCGTTCGTTTTGTGCCAACAAATTATATCAAATTTGCATTTAAGTTGCCCGACATAAAATTTTAAATAATCATATATTTGTGCTTTATTGCACCAAAAATAAGCATTGATTTCTTTCATAACTCGCAAAAATTCTTGTCCGAAAAGTTCAATATCATACCCATTAATTATTTTTGCTTTCTCGACATCCGCTAAAGATTCACTTAATTTCATTTTCTTGTTTACAGTTCCACCCCCCTTTGTGTTTAACACATAAGGCGGATCTGTCAGTAACAGGTCAACGCTGTTGTCAGGCAAAGTTTTCAGCACTTCAAGACAATCACCTTGATATAAATTTACTATTTTCGTCACCCCATTTCTTTATTTATGGCATCCGCACCGCCACACAAAATTTGCAACGGTGCGAAATATTTAACATCAGCCAAGTGCCTTTTTAGCGTTGGCAATTTTTTTATCTTTAGCCCAATTGCAATCATTGATAAGATGATAGATAGCGCTGATTGTCTTTTCACCGACAATACCGTCAACCGTGACCTTGCCTGCTCTCTGCGCCTCTTTGACGGCTTTAAGTGTTCCGTCACCGAAACCGTTTGAATTGTCAACCTTTGTCTTGATAATACCCATATTGTAGAGCGTAATCAGCTGTTTCTTGAATGCAAGTATAGCCGTGTTATGTAAACCGTATTTAATCATTTCTTCTTCCTCCGTATTTGTTGTTTTCCCGCTGAGCCGGGCAGTTACTTCGTCTGCAAGATTGCCGAGCCTGTTATAGAGCCAGTCACCTGGGCAAGATTTATTTGCAAACCACCTATGTACAGTCAAGACCATTTCGCCTGATTTTGGCGAATAGTTTAAAGTCTTGTCCTCATTGCCAAACCAAAGCAGTTTAGTCTTGCCGTTACGCTTGCAAATATCCACACACAAGTCAACAAGTTTGTTGTATACTTTGCTATTCATCGTGTACGGTGCGGTTGTGTCGCTTGCACATTCGATTGTTACCGCCCTCTGGTCATTGGCATTGCTTGATGAACACCACGAGCGATTGCCCTCATCTACACAAAGCAACACTCTTCCGTCATAGCCGATTCCGTAATTACAGCTTGCCTCACAAGCTGTATTCTGAAAAATGTTTCCAAGTGTTTCAACTGAACACTGACCGACTACGCAATGTGGAGTGATTCGGTCAATGCTGTGTGTACGCTTACCGCTGTGATTTGGACTTAATTTTGTGTAATTAACAAGTTTTGAATTACTCATAATTTAATTATTCCTCACTTTCGTAAAGTTGTTTTGTAAGTGCATATCCTTCGAGTTCCCACAATTTGTTTTCAATTCTTGCCATACAGATTTCTGTACCGATTTTTTCATCATAGTTTGCTGTGTCAACTGCTCCGCTTGATTCAGTTATAACAAATCCGTTTGGCAGTTTACAGCTTACTGTGGTTGCCTTGCCGTAAACTGTTTCGACCTTAATTTCTGATTTTTCGAGTAATTCATCAATCTGAGGCTTTGTAACGGTATTTTCATATTATTCCTCGCTTTCATCTGTTTTTACTTCGACTGTGGTTTTCAGCCTTTTAACGATTGATACCAAAAATTTCGGCAACGGAATACCGATTTCCGAGAGGTTTTCTAAAATTGAAATCAACTCGTTGATGATAAACCAAATCGTAACAATCATGCCGATACAGTAGTTAATCCGCAGGTCGATTCCGCAGTTGACAAGTGCCGAGCTGATGAGATAGTCGGCGACAATACCGACCGCTACAGCTACGATATAGCCTACCTTTTTGATAATGCCTGTTACACCGACACGGCTGTTCAGCGTGTGGCTTATGTATGCCTGTGCCATTCCTGTGATGTAATCGATAATCATTACCGCAATCATCACCGCAAACGGCACAAGCAAGATGTTAAGATATGCAACAATAGCACCGCACACAGTGGCAAATAATGCCTGTAAAATGTTTTCTTTCATTGTTTACACCTCGCTTTCTGTCGGCTCTTCGACTGTCGGTTCTGTTCCCCATACAGCCATAACGGCATTGTAGTATTCATCAGACAAGACTTTTCTTATCTGTTCTCTGCCTGATTCATCATTCATATAGGCATTGCGGATGTTTCCGCCGACCTGCATTTCTTCACCGTTAAAGGTTAAAAACTGCTGTCTGAGCACCGACACGCTGTCCTTTGTGAGCATATCGAGTGTGATTTTTTCTTTAAGTTCCATAATTTTTACCTCCGTTATTTAATTTTGTACGAACAAATCACATTGATTTGTTCGCCGTCTGCGAATGTGTAAGCCGTCTTATCCTGTGTCTGAAACTGCAACCAAGTGTTATTTTTTAACACAGCAAATTTAAAGACCTTGCCAAGGTTTGAAATGCCGACACAAAAAACATTGTCCTCGGCAATGCATTTGTACGGCAAATCAATCAGCGGATATGTGCTGTTTGCTCCAATTGTAGCCGCATTCATTTTGACCGTTGCACCGACGATTACGATGTCACCAATCGTCTTATATGTACAGCTTGCACTTTTGATTTTATCCGCAATGGTTGAATAAGGTGTAAGTGTTGATGTTCCGCTTTCAATATTTGACGAATCGTATTTAGTCGCCAAGGCGGTTTTATCTGCTTTAACAAGCAGGGCGCTGTAAACCGTACCGCTTGTGAGATAACACGGGCTATTATATTTGGGCTCGCTGTCAAACGGCATTGAATTGAGCTTTTGGGCAAGTTTTTGGTCTGTTTTTTCCTTCGTATATGCGTCCGTAATTCCGTAGCCTGCAAGAGTGCTGGCTTTATCTGCTTTGTTTGCAAGATTTGTGTCAACCGTATCAAGCCTTGCTCCAAGCGAATTAGAACTGCCTCTTGCTGTGGCTATTTCGGATTCAAGTGCAATTGCTCCGTCTGTTGCCCGTTCAATCCCCTCGTCCATATGGTTGAGGTTGTCGGCGTTAAGAGCAGGAACAGAGCCGTTCACAAAGACAATTTTATTGTATTTGTTCATTTTCTTTTACTTCCTTTCCTAATCGTTTTTCGCCCTTTGATGTGAGGGCAGTTATAAATCCGTCCATTTTCTTATTGAACACAAATGTTTCAATTGTCGGCAAATCTTCAAACGGAGTTTTAATTGTGTACTTATCGCCTGCCTCAAGCCACCAATACGAAAACAGCTTAATTTTTGTCGGGCGGTATTTATATACATCACCAAAAAAATTAACAGAATTATATTTTGTGCCGATATCACTTGCTGTTGTTCTGCACCTCATCAAAATGTTATCGGAAACATACCACGAAAAATCGTTACTGTTGCCATACAAAAACGCTTTTTTATCAGCAAACTTAGCACTGTACATACGGATAGGCTCAAGTTCGTAATCTTCAAAGGATAAATCTTTGTACGAATCGATTGTTTCAACGGAAGATTGAGAATACAGCCTTTTAAAACGCATTTTTCCGTCGGCATCTATAACGGCAAAGCTCAAAGTTAATTCTGCATAAGCTTGGATTAAATCTGACAAGGTAATGTCCTTTATAACCTTTTCCACGCAGGTATCATCAAATTTCAGCGGTACACTAAAGATAGATAAGCTCGGCGGTGAAACCCCTGTAATTGCATAATCTTTGGCAAATTCTGCGATTATTGAATAAAAGCTCTTAAAATTATCGTCTTTTTGATAGTGCGCATAACCATAGTTCTCTTTGCCTCCAAACCACAAAGACATATCCACCTTTGACATATCATAAAAAGCGTCATAGGCTGTGATTTTGACGATGTTACGCTGTTTTTTATCTCTTTGAGCCGACTGAATTTTACCGTAGAAAGCAGGACATTCAACCGTTCCTGTTTCGGCAGGACAAATAAGAGTATTTGACGGGTACAAATCATCTGACGGATACAGCTCCGATTCAAGATATGTTGCCGTTATGATGACCTGTACCGTCTTTCCTATCAAAGCCGAGCAATCATAATCAATGAGTTTCACGCTCATTTCAGAGGCTATGCAACCGCCGAATTTCAATTCTTTTTCAACGATTTCATTTTCAAGCGAAAAACTGTTAAGCACGATACTTTCACCGGTTATATTCTCAAAACTGCCGTCAGGAGAATGCAGGGCAACGGTGTTGTAAAGTGTGTTTGTTTTCAGCTTATCAGCAATTTCTTTAGATACAAGCATTTTTAAGAATCACCCCTTAATACTCAATCAGCTCAACCGTAATCGGCTGATAGGTTATATCACTTTTTTCGGCGGTCATTACGGTATATTCGATATCAGGAATATAAAAATAAGAGGTGTAATAGCTGTTCGTTTCATCGTTCCAATAAGTTACCCTGCACTTTCTCTGTAACTTATTCGCCATTGAGAGGTTGATAATCGACTGAAAATCAATCTTTTCGTCAAGATGAAGAATGTGAGTTGAAAACGAAATTTTTGTTTTGTAATTTGACAGCGTTGCTCTTTGAAGTGTACCGTTCTGATCTCGTTCCGCAGAAGTTTCAAGTCGCTGATTCGGAGTTGATGAAAATGCGGTAATGTACTTATTCGGCATTATGTTGTTGCCGAATTTAAGCAAATAGCCGTTATAATTTGACATATCATTTCCCCCTTTATGCGAATGCGGATTTACCGTTGTGTCTGCGTCTGTAAAGCTCATCCTGTCTTATCATTTCTTCAAAAAGCGTTGAACCCTCAAGCTCGGCAGTAAACGAATAAGTGTTGCCGCCGTTATTGCGAAAGATAATGAACATTTCATAAATGCGTTTAAGCAGGTCAAGAATTTGTGTGAGAATCACTGTATCCTGACCGCCCGAATTGTCGAGCATACCCTGTAACTTGTTAAGAGGGGAAATAACCTCAGGGTTACCGCTGTTAGCGCCTGCGTTATCGCCGACAACCGCAAGTGTCGGAGCTTTAACAATACCGCCTTTTGCAAATTTTCGTGCCGGTGATTCCGTGGGTTCTTCAAATCTCGGAATAAGAGGCGGATTTTCAGGCATTGAAAAGCTCCAATCCTGTCCAAATGCCGCGCCGATAACACCCGCAATTCCGCCGATTGAATTAACAACACCCGAAACGAAATTATAAATGCCCGTCCACAACGCATTTATGCCGTCAATGATAGCGTTTATAATAAACTTAAACACGGCACAAATGCCGTCCCAAATACCTTTGAAGAAGTCGTAGATACCCTGCCATGCTTTTTTCCAATCGCCTGAGAAAACACCTGTAATGAAGTCAATAAGACCGCCGAATGTTTTCTGTATAGAGGTAACCAACCCACCGATAAATGTAAACACATTATCAAACACCCTTTTTACGGCATTAAAAACATTCTGAAATATAGGTCCCCAAAAGCTGACAAGCCAGTTTACAAACGGTGACAGGAAGTTATTCCACACGGTTGAAACACAGTCTGCAACCTTGCCGAAGAAGTTTATTGCACCTTCAAAAACAGGCTTCAGCCAGTTTTCCCAAGCTGATTTTACGATTGCTACGATAAAATCCCACGCAGGCTTAATCCATTGATTGTAAACATTCATCAGGGTTGTGCCGATATTGGTAAACATATTGCAGACATTCTGAAAAATCTGCTGTCCGTTGCCGTTCCACCAATTACTGATAATTGTTCCGATATCTCCGAAAATCTGACCGATAAAGTTAAACACATCTGCAAACTGCAATTGTAAATTTTCGAGAAATTCAGTGATTGTTGCACCGTCATTTTCAGTCCATTCAACAAGGCTTTCGGTTGCGACTGAAAACGCACCCGAAACAACTTCGCCGACTGAACCAGCAAAGGTTGTAAGACCGCTTAAAAGATTGGAAATTGATTCTTCCATTTGAGGGCGAACATTGTCAATTGCGTTGCCTGCAAGTGTACCGAAATTATCAAAAAAGGTTGAAAGGTTGTTATAGCCGTTTGTAAGATTGTTACCTATGGTGTTGATAAAGCCGATAATCTTTTCCCTGTCTTTTGAAATCCACTTAGCAACACCGCCTGAAATGGTCTGAAACGACTTTCCGCCGATTGTCGCAACCGCTCCGAATGCAGAGCCGATTGCCCCGAGTTTTGCAGAACCGACCTTTTGCATTGTGCCGAATGCCTTTTGAACTATGGGAACTGCATTATCAAAAACGGTCTTGCAGTTCTTGCCTATAGCTGACCAATCAACCTTGTTAATACCTTTCTGTACATTCTCGACAAAGCCTTTGAATCCGCTCTTTTCGTATAGATTTTTGAATGCCCCCGAAAGGTTTTTGCTTGTGTCCTTGACAACATTCTTTGCAACAGCTCCGCCTGATGAGCTTTTTGATGAAGATGTATCTGACTTTGAAGAACTATCGGTACTTGAAAGCACATTCAGCTTATCAAAGCCCGCAACACTTCTCTTTGCTTTTTCGGAACTTTTCTGAACATTATCAAGTGACTTTGAACTGTCATCTGCCGTATCCGTAAGGCTTTTGGCAGAATCGGACGCAGATTTGATATTGCTTGCGGTGTTATTGCCTGTATCCCAGCCGAAGACCTTTGAAAGCGATTCAACCGCACCTTTGGCATATTCCGTTAAAGTCGCAAGTGCGGAACTCAACCGCTTTACAACCTGAGTTGCCACCTGAAGAATAGGCTGACCGACTACGGCAAGGAGCTGTTTCCAGCTTTCTCTGAGGTTGCCCGTTACATTCTCCCAACCGTCTGCTTCACGGCTTGCCTGTCCCATAGCACCCGAAAGCTGATTAGCGTCCTTGACCATTTGCAAAAGCGTGAGCTGTTTCTGCGATTCCGACAAATCCGTAAATGACTTGCCATACAGCTTATTAGCCGCCGCATTTCGTGTGGTTTCAGTACAGGACAAACCGAGTGCGGCATCATTTTCAAAGTTGCCTTTAAGAAACGATTTCAGGCTTTCTGCGGTGTCTTCAAGCGAACGGTCGTAATATGCGGCACTGTCGGCTGTTACCTGTAAAGCCTCCTGCATCATACCCAAAGCACTTGAACTGTCCATACCCGTAGTTTTTGCAAAGGCATAAATGCTTGTGCCGACACCTTGTAATCGGGTTTCAAGAATACCGCTTTGATCGGCAACGCTCTGAATGGCTGATTCTGCCTGCGACTGCATTGTGCCGAAAGTCTGCTCAAACTGTGAATTTGCCGCATTGACTTCCGCAGCCGATTCAATGCACTGCTGACCGAACTCCTTGATTTTGGCAACGGAAAGGGCGGCAACCACAACTGTACCGATTTTCTTAAACGAGGATGAAACCGAATTGCTTAACTGCTCACCGCTGCCTTTGATGTTTGAAAACTCTTTCTCGGTTTTCTGAGAAACGCCCTCCGCAACCTTTGAAAAGGACTGTTTCATATCCGTGCTTACATTTTCAAAATCTTTTGAAAGACTTGAAAATGCCGAATCAAACTTTTTTGTAATTGAATCGGAAATCTTATGCAATGTTTTGGAAATATCATCACCCGTAAGCCTGACATCAAGCTCAATTTCACCCGCCTTTGTCGCCATATTCACCACTTCCTTTCATTTTAGATTTTTTAAAAACAGGCATAAAAACAGCGCACACCGTTATGATGTACGCTAATAAAATATTTGCAAAAGAACAGCCACCCCATTTGGAGTGGCTTTTTGTTTTATTTGTTGAGTTCGTAGTATTTGATGTCGATTTTCGGAAGTGACACATTGTTGCCCATTACGGTTTCATATGTATAGTCGCCGTCACAAGTTCCCCAGAATGTGATTACATCATCTTCAAGGAGTTTGTCCGCGCCGTCAGGAATTTCTACTGTTGCGTAGATTGTATCAGTCCACAATGGTTCATCAAGATACTCATTTTCTTCTTTGGTTATATTGATTCTCAGGTCAACCGAATCGCCCCAGCCTTCCTGAACCTGAATAATCTGACCTTCAAACTTGTAGTCATTACCTTTGTACTTGTCAGGGTTTCTTGAAAGAGTTTTAAAGTCGATTGTTTTGCAACCGTCTTTAAATTCTTTTTCAACCTTCTTCGGGTCTTTAGTAGGCTTTTCTGTTGCAACTTCTTTTGTGGTCGGTGCTTCTGTCGCTTTTTCAGTTGCTTTTTCTGAACTCTGATTTGCAACAGTAGTTTCCTGCTTTGATTTGTTTGAACCGCTGTTACCGTTAATTGCACCGTTTACACCGCCAACAATCATAATAGCAACAACGATAATAACCCAAAAATACCAACGCTTGTAAATTTTCTTCTTCGCATTTGCAGGATTTACGGTTGCCGAGGTTGAATCGTTTCCGCCAAAGCCTGCACCGCACTTGTCGCAAAATTTTGCATCGTCCTTTAATTCGTTTCCGCAATGTGGACATTTCATAAACATACACTCTCCTTAATGAATTTGTTAGTGTATGTTACATTTTATCACTATGTATTAACATTGTCAAGAATTTTGTAGATACAGCGAAAATTATGTACAAATTTACAGATTGGCGAAGAAGTTTTGAAATTCTGCAAGAACGGTGTTCATATCTTCGTCTGAATAGTGCTTTGCATTCCTTGACCGCCACTTGTTACGGATTTTGTGCTGTGACGAAGTAAAGTTTTTCAAGACCTCTTTGTCGGTTTCAAGGCGAATTTGAACCGTTCTTGCAAGCGGTGTTTCGGGCCCTAAGCCTTGCAGAAGTGAGCAGAACTCATTCCAACTCATTTTTGCAAAATCCTTTGAATAAATACTGACCCCGTACTCCGAGCGAAAGCTCGACACGATTAAATCAAAGTCATCAATCAGGTCGTAGCCGGGGTCTGAGCTTCCCCCTCGTCAGTCAAATCGCCTGTTGCAATTTTGGCGGATTCGCTGATAAGGGCGTTGAAATCGTGCATATTCAGCTTTAACTTTTCAATCTTTTCTCTCTCGGATTCATCAAAAAGAAGATGATACATTTCGATAACATCTTTGCTTTTACCGTTGCCGTCCTCAAAAAGTGCCGCAACTTTGAGCATTGAAACTGCGTCATTGTTGATTGCAAGGTCAACATTTTTAACTCTGACGCTCGGCTTTTCCTCAAAATTAAGCTTGTCTGTAATATCAATTAACTTTGACATAATCGTTCATTCCTTTCGTTTTTTAAGCGGCTGCTGTATATACGGGCTTGCCGTTTGACATAACTTCAAATTCAAGCGGAGCAACACCCGTGCTTGCGCCTGCACCGTTTGATGTAACGGATACAACTGCATTTTTAAAGAGGACGGTTGAGCCGTCGGGGAAAGTCCACATAAACGGAACTTCTACCTTTCTGCCGTTTTCAAATGACAATGCGGCAATCTGGTCATTACCTGCGTCACCGATTGTACGCTTACCCTTTACCGAAATTGTGATTGACTTAGCAGTCATAAGCCTTGACTTCCAGCCCTCGTTTTCAAAGGCTGTCCATTCCTCGACACCGTTGTCAAATGCAACGGAAAATTCTTCGCAGTTAGCAATATTTGTCGTGGCGGATTCTGTTCCTGTCTTGCCAACCGCAAACTGATTTTCATAGCACGGGAATACTCCCGATTCAACCTTTGCCATAAAATTACTTCCTTTCGTAATAAAATTTAACTTCAATGACCTGCTCATACACACCCTTGTCATCTGTTCCCACATCAATGGGTTCTTCCGTGAGCAGTTCGATTATATAGATTTTGTGTTCCTTAATTTCAACATTTTTAATGCCGTAAAGCGTTTCGTAAAGTCTGCGTGCAAACTCCTCGGTTTCTCTTGCGTTGTCGGTGTAATGGATAAGCAAAGACACGCTTATTGTATCGTAGGTACTTTCACCGCCGATTGCCCTTGTGGGTGTTCCCGACTGCTTTAATGAATACACACCTATTGACTTATCCTGCTTGTTGTCGAGCTTGCCGATGTAGTAATGCTCGGCTGAGGTAACGCTTTTGAGCCAATCTCTGATGTCCGATAAGTAAATCAAAGTCCTGCTTCCTTTCTGTATAATCTCACAAATGCCCGACTGCAAAAATTCTGCCGTGTACCGCCCTCAAGCCACGGTGAGAACCATTTACCGCCGGCGGCAATGTTTTCCTTACGGCTGAAATTATACTCGGGATGAAAATACAACCGCCTTGCATACGGAGTGCTTGACACGATTTTAACCGTGCCGTTCCAACTCTGCACACAATCTTCAAAGGTATTTTCGTTCTGAAGATTACCCGTATCAAACGGCATTACCTGCGTGTTTTTCACCTGTGTAAGGAGTGCATCACCTGTCTGTTCAAGAGCCTGTTGCTTCACCTTGTCAAGCTGTTTTATAACAGGCATATTCAGTTTAATTTTTGACGATACCGAAAATCCCATTAAATCACATCCAATTCCGTAAAATTAACTGTGCCGTCGGGGTTGCGGTGTTTAATGCCCTGCACAATATTTCTCTTTACGCCGTCAAGGACTGCAAAGCCACCGCTTAAATTCGGGCAGTCGGGAGCAATATCGCCGTCAAAGAGCAAGACAGCTGACACCTGAACAATTTTCTGTTCTTTGGTATAGACGGTCCTTGCTTTTGACTGCATATTGCACAAGGAATTACCACCGTGTAGGACAGCTGACGGATACAAGCTGTCAGAGGGATACAGATTTTTGCATTCAAACACGGTCAGGGGTGCTCCGTCCTCGGTAACACCCTCGCCGTAGATTGTGACCTCGACAGGAGTTTTGCAGAACTGCTTTTTTACAAGTGACGGAAATTTCACGGTTTTCACGCACCTTTCAGATTGCAGGATAACAAAGTCCTGTTGATTTTAGCAACGCATAGAGGTCGGCAGGAATTGCCACTCCGCTGATACACATTAAGTTCCAGCTTGCACCAAATTCCATTGATGTGCCGTTGATTGAATAGCTTTTCAGATAGGAAGAAATCATATCGGCATTTTCTTCTTCAAAAGCAGTAAGTCTGCTATGCACTCTGCCGATGATTCTCTTCTGTATTTCCGAAATTTTTTCAAAATCAATGCGGTTAAAAGTCAGAACATCAATGTGTTCGGCAGAGATAATGCTGTTTTCATCTCCGCCCTGATGTTCAATGTAATCGGCATACATTACGCAACCGCCGTTGTGTCAACATCGGCATAAATGCTGTCAATTTTGCCGTCCTTGCCGTTCGGGAATACGAATGTGTCGGAAAGTGAACGGTTCTGATAGAGCCAGCCGTCACCCTCTGTGTGTGAGCCGGGAGCAAAGAAGTAAATGCTTGAAATCTTCGGAACAGTCTTGCAGGTTTCACCGCAAGCAACAAGAACATTGATTTTGTGAGCACCTGTTGCAGGCTCAAAACCGCCGTCATCGGGGTTAAAGTTGAAGTTATCGTAGAAACGCTCATCGTCAATAACCTCGATGATAGGGCAACCGTCAATCTCGGTCACTCTTGTTTCAATGCCGATACCGCCCTCTGCAATCTGTGTAAGCTCAATCTTACGAGTGAACTCTGTTGACTGTTCAAGGCAGTCCATAATGTGAGATGTCACATAGGCAACAAGAGTGCCTTTTGCCTTGTATCTGCGGAGCTTGCCGGCAGAAAGAATTGTTTTGAGCTTTGAGTAAGCGTTTGCTTTTGTCCAGTCGGTTGACTTGGTAGCCGAATGATAACCGTCTGTTGCCTGAGCCTTTGTTGCAACCTTTGAGAAGAAAAGTGCGTCCGTTTCGGGAGCAACCTGTGTCTGCTCAAACACCTTTGAAATATTCTCAACCTTTGCGGTTGCGTTAGTTTCGTCAACATCTGCCTTATCCACAAGAAACTCAATATCTCTGTCATGCTCGCAAGTGAAAGGAACATCAGTCTGAACATACTTGCCTTTGTTCCAACCGCCGTTGCGATTGTGGTTCTTAAAGCCTGATGTACTCATCTGTGTGAAGTGGAATGTTCTTGCACCAACCCACTTTACATTTGAAGTGATGAACGGTGATGTAAGTGTACCCTGAACAAGAATTTCGAGCAGGTCAGGGCTGAACTGCTCAGCATAGTTATTTGTGTTTGCCATAATTTTTCAATCCTTTCTTTAGTTAAATATTAAATCTGTTCCATTTTTTGGTAGGAACATTAACCTTTGGTTTTGTGCCGTCCGATGTACCGTTGCCGTCACCGCCGATTTTCTTAACTCCTGTGCCGTTCTCGGCAGGTTTGCCCTTGAGTGCGGGGATATCGTCAAGCACCTTTTTAACAGCCTCTGTCAGCTTTTCCGCGTTGACCTTGCCGTCTGTCACAGCCTTTGAAAAGTCTGCCATTTTCAGCACATACGGAACGGTTGCAATGTCAACACCCTGTTTTACGGCTTCGAGGGTTGCCGACTGGTTGACTTCTGCCATAAGTTTTGCGTTGTTTGCAGATTCAACTTCCGACTGAATTTTTGCAAAGTCAGGAGTGTTCTTGGCTTTCTGCTTTTTAAAAGCACCGATAGCCTCTTTCATCTCATCGGCTGACAATCCCTGCTCCTTAAAATATGACTTCAAAACGGTGTCCTCTGTCACGCTCTGTTTGCCTGTAATAAGGCTTGCGAGCTTGTCATAATCAAAGGCAGGAGCGTTCCCCTGTGGTGTTCCCTGCGGTGCAGGTGTCGGTTCATTGGGGGTTGGTGTTGGATTTGGTTCTGCCATTTTTTTCATATCCTTTCAGTTTTTCGGGTGTCTCCCGTAATCAGTTTATAGAGTGTCTCTCTGTTTCAGTTTTGCACGGTGTCTCCCGTAGTTTAATGTCTTCGGACAATAAAAAAGCACCTTACATATTCGTAAAGTGCTTAATCTGCTGATTCTGTTTTCTTTGTTCTCGGCTTTTTGGGAGCGTCAGGCTTGACCTCTTCTGCAAAACCACCGTCAATGAGTTCCTTTGCTCTCTGCTCGGAGCATTCAAAAACTTCATTCACAGGTCGGGTTACATAACCGTTCTGCCTGTCGTTAAATGCTGTTGTTACTCTGATTTTCATTCTGTCACCACCTTTCAAAACCGGTCGAAATCAACGGGTTTAAATGCAAAAAGCACCCTATAATCAACATTGCTGTCGATTATAAAATGCTCAATTCGTAATTTTATGCTGTTTTTGTGAATTGCATATAACAAAACCGCCCTTTTTACGGAGCGGTTAGATTATGCCACTATCTTTTAGATATTGCATTTTTTGTTTCTCTCTAAGCTTACTGTAAAGCGCTTCAGCATCTTTAGCTTCTTGTGGAGCATCTTCACGCAAAGTGACATTTAAACCATTTGTTACAAGGTACGGCTTAAACGCATTCCATAGAGATTTTTGTTCTTCAGTTTGTATCAATCTCATACCATCATCACCCTAAAAGTTTGCTGACTCTGTACTCGTTATACACTTCATCCATAGCTTTATCTTTTAAGCATTCAAAAGCATACTCACTTATATCCTCTATATTATAACCGTTATTTATCAATTTTTCAACCTTTGGAGCATAAATTTTATTAAGGTAATCGCAATATTCAAAATAATCGTTAATACCTCCGAATTTTGCTCTGTAATTTTTAGCGTCTTGCCAATGAATCAGTTCGTGAAGAATTGTACTCAATCCGTCTTGCGGACAAGCCAAGTTTTCTTGTAAATCTGACAAATCACTTGTTGAAAAGTATGCTGAATTGACATTTAGAACATTCTGCATTGGCATATATGAAGCAATAGCATTTACTCGCATTTCTTCGGGAGAGATAATACAAATATCAGGTTTTCCGCTTGTTTCAACCTCTCCGAGCATATCAAACGCTTTTCTCACTTGCATATCAAAATCATGAAGTTCTTTTCGTTTTAGCTTTACCTTATCTGAAATATAAACATTGTCACACAATGTATTTGCCTTGCGGGTATCAATTGTAATTGTTTCGCCCTCAATTTTGCGTTCAAAAGTTTTTGATATATCTTCCTTAAAAACAGGTCTGTAATATTTTTGTTCATCAGTCTTCAAAGAAAATCGTTTTGCCTTTTCTTCAAGCGTATTCGCCCTATCGTGCCACTCATCGGCTCGGGTTTGGGCAATGCGTTTATTGTCCTTATCAAGACTGTATTCGGCACGGCGGTCAAAGCGTTCTGCCTGACGCTGTGCATACTGCTGTTTTTCCTCAAGCCGTTCTCTACGGTCCATTTCTGCCTCTTCTTCGGGGGAGACAGGTTCGAGTGTCGTTATTTCCTCGTAATATGTACTCGTGCTGTCCTTGCACCGTGGATGAAACAAACCGTTCTTGATTGTGGTTGAGAGGAGCGGATAGTTTCCGTCTGACTTTTTGCCGTTTGAATACACATCGTCAATAAACACTTTGCCGATATATTTTGCACAATCGGGGCAACCGCCCTGTCTTGAGTTCACAACAACGAGGGATACTCCCCATTCGGCTCGCTTTTCGCCCTCACCACGCAGATAGGCTCTTTTGTTGGCTGTTTTAACCGCCATGTCCGCATAATCCGAGAGCGTGTGCCTTGCACCGTTTTTGTATTCCACACAATTAAGACCTGCGTTGAGCATATCTTTACACGCCATATCAACGGCTTTTTCGTATGTAACCGCACCCGTGTTCATTGCAACCTGTGCGTTAAAAATCGCCTTGCGGTACTTGTCGTTGCTCATACGCAAAACTGCCGTTTCTGCCCTCTTTAAATCCTCTGTGGTCGATTTTATGAGTGCGTCAAGTTTACGGTCATTCACCTTAAAAAACTCGGCTGTGCTGTGTGCTGACGGCTTTTTCGGGGCTTTGAAACCGTCCTTGACAGCTTCAAGAATTTCTGTCTCCTGACTTGCATTTCCGTCAGCTTTGGCGGTGCGAATCATCTCCTCAACCTTGCTGTTAATGGTTTTGAAACGCTTGCCGAATTTCTTTGCGTTGTGCTTACGGTACTCTTCAAGACTTTTGAGCTGTTCAGCCTGCCATTGTGTCCAGTTGTAACCCTCTTTGGTTTCTTCGGCTCTGTGACGACTGAAATTTCTCATCATGCTGTCAATCAGTTCATCTTCGATTTTTTCAAAGGCTTCTCTGATATTGTAATCACTCATTGTTTACCTGTGTATCGTTCTGTTCGGGATTGCTTTCGGTTTTTTCTGCATTATTTTCCGCATTTTCTTCATCATCTGCGTTATTGTCAGGTTCTTCTGTGTCGGTAAGGTCCACATCGTCAAGCTCCGATTTTTCTTCCTCGCCTGCAATGCCCTGTTCTTCCTTAATTCTCTGCACCTCTTCGGCTTTCCAATCCTCCGACTTGCTGTCGCCGTAAAGCTCGTCAACCGAGGTTTCAACTGACATCAAACCGCCCTGTCTTGCTTTTGACACGGTTTCAACCTGACTTTCAAAGCTCGGATTTGCATATTCGCCGAAGTTTACGGATACTTCCAAGCCCTCAACAATACCCTTGCCGTTAAGTTCACCGTCTGCATTGAGTACAACTGCAACAAGGCTTTGAAGTGCGTTCTGCGTAATTTTCACAAGGTTCTGCCTTGTGTAAAGGGTTGTCTTTTCCTTTTCACGCTGAGCGTCTGCATTATCAAGCTTCTTCGTATCAATGCCGAGAGTTGACGGCGATATAATACCCTGCAAACAGAGGTCGAGGGCAGTAATGTATGAACTCAAATAGCTTTCGTGCTGAATCTGCGGACTTTCGGTGTAAATCCTGTTGCCGTTGCCGTTTTCAGACATATCGTTGCCCACGGTGATAAATCGGTTGTCAAACGGATTTGGCGATATCGGCTGACAGGTTTCGGGATTTCTCGGAACAAGACAACCAGGCACATACTGCTTTGTTCGGCAGGCTCTGAGTGCGTCCATCCACTGTGACCACACTTCATCAAGGCTGTCGAAAGCGTCTGTTTTTATGCCGATAATGCCCGCACCTCTGCCCTTGTGGCACGATTTGCCGTAAAGAACAGGTACAGCCCACATATATGATTCGTCAAATGTAACGCCCTTTGAATCAATCCACGAAAGAGCGTCAACCGTGTGCAGGTCAATCTCTTTGCCGTTGTCATCATACAAAGCATAGTGAATATAGCCGTAACCGTATGTTTCTTCAAAACGATAACGGCGGTGTTTTTGCGTGTAATCGGTGTAAAACTTAACCTCTCGGATTCTGCCGCGCACATATGTAAAGTCGATGTTTTCGGCAGGATACCATTCAACAATCGGAACATCTGATACAGCCGTGTCAAAGCTGACCTTAAAAGCACCGTCACCGACAACACATAGGTCACGGAGCATTTGCTTAACCGTGTCGGACAGCTTGTTCTGCTTTTCAATGTCTTCCCAACGCTCTGCATAAGCGGTTGAATTTTTACTTGTAACATCTGTGCCGTTGTAGTCGGCAATTACGATATTCACAAGCGTTTCGCAGATGAGTGCCGGCAAGCCCGTGTGTATTTTACGGATTTCAAGCCCCTTTGTGCTTTTTGCCGCCCAAAACATAGTTTTGTTTGTATCAATCTGCTTGTACAACTCCGCAAGCTGTCTGCTGTTGCCCCAATACCAAATGCGATTGATAAAGCACTCGGTCAAATGATTGCTTGTTTCGGTGACGGTAATTGTTTTGTCGCTTGCAGGAGTAATCTGCAAAAAGTTTTTAATTCCAGATCTGATAGATTCAGCCATTCTGTTAATCAGCCCCATTTATTTCACTTCCAATAATATTTTTAAACGGTAGCCACGCATATTGACCGCTGTTAATGCAATGGTCGTGACCGTCCTCGGGTGTGTTGTCTTTATCCTCTCGCCAGCTGTAAATTTCAAACTCGGCAATCGTGTTTTTACAATGTTCAAGCACAAAATAACAGTCGGTGGCAAGCCAGCCGAGTACAAGATTGATTCGGTCGATAATCTTCGTTTTCTTCCATGCATTTGCAAAGTCATAGACACAGCCGTGCTGTCGCTTATACTTTTGAAATTCGGTAATAGTCGCTTGGTCGGCGCTGTCAATAAAAGCCGTGCGTGCAAAGCCCCATTCATCACGGTTGCGGTCAAGAAAATCAATAAAATTCTTCACTGTGTCACTCGGGGCAATAGGTGTTTGCATTTCAGCGTTGTTATAAACTCTTTCATCAAGCTGAACACACTTGCCGTGATTGGTAATGCCGTAAAATGTCATTGCGATAGTGTCAGGCGACTTCTGCGAATAGGCGGTATCAAGACCTGCGGTGAACTGAACAAAGTGTTCCGACTTGCGGTTACAGTTCAAAAACTTTCCTGCCCACTCTTTTGATTTGATATGTCTTGCCCTCTCAAAATTCGGGAACACAAGACCTGTTGCTCTGCCTCGCAAACCTAAAATTTTATTTTTATAGAGCTTTGTACCTTTCGGTGCAGAGTTCTTTTTCTTTTCAATCTGTTCGGGTGTAAGACTTAAATTGTCGGCAAAAGAAAAGAACCAATACCGCCAATTCGGTACAGGTTCTTCGGTAAGCTCCGCCGTAATCTCGGGGGGAACATCGTTTTCATATTTTTTAAAAGGACGGGAGCGGTTGACAAACTCCTTATACACAGGCAGGCTCGGATCATCGGGATTCAGCGTTGCAAGCATATAGTCATTACGGGTTGACATCTCTCGGATAAACTCGATATCGGCGGTGTTGATTTCGTCAATATAAACGCACCCAAACTGCGCACCGAGAACCATTTCCCATTTATCTCGACTGCTGTAGCCGAGAATATAGATAATTTTGCCCTCAAACTTGATATGCGGCAGCTTGTAATCCTTGTCGCCGTTACCACAATAGACAGCGTTGCGGTGCAAGTCGAGAATACCGTTGTCCTGTTGAATTATAGTTTCCTCAGCCTTGCCCGTAGTTTTGGCGGCAATTGCGTGAAGCTTCTTCGGCGACTGCGACACCATTCGCATAAACTTAACGCCTGCTCCGACGGTAGTTTTTCCCGAGGCTGTCGTGCCTTCAAGAAATTCAGCTGACACATTCGTTGTGTTGATGAAGTCAATGTATTTTTGCGACAAAGGAAAGCTACTCACTCAAGCCCTCACCGCCTAACTGTCTGAACACATCGGATAGCTTTTCGGACTGCTCAACCTTTGCGTCAACCTTAACGGTGTATTCGCCCGTCATCTTGTTGAGCGTGTCAATCGCCCTGATTCTGTCGGAGGTGTCCTGCTCAGCACTTCGGGCAATATCGGACAAAGCAACCTGTCTGTCCTTTGCACTCATAATGCGCTCATCTTTGAGCTTATCAGAAAGCTCCTTGATGTATTTTGAAACTCCAACATTCTCCAACAATTCATACGCTCTTGCGTTTGCGTAATTTTCTGAATATCCTGCCTGTATTGCACTCTGAACGGTGTTACCGCTCTGCGCATAATATTCCGCAAACTTTCTCTGCCTTGCATTTAATTTTTCTTTCACGGTATCACCGCCTTTCGCATTAACACAAAACCGCCCTCAAACGAGAGCGGTCTGTGCGATTTTTTATCTTAGGAGTTCTATATATGTCCTGTTTGTCAAACTTTCATAATACCATTATACGCAGGGTAAGGGTGACATTCAATGACATTTCAAAATAATTTTACGAGAAATCGAACTTTTTTCGGAACGCCTGTAACGCTTCGCCGTGTAATCTCAGGGTATGCCTTACGCTCATTTCCATACTCTCGGCAATATCCTCCCACCTCTGACAATTTATGTAATACTCGGTCAAAATTGCAATGTAACGGTAATCGTCAAGTGCGTTGATTTTACTGCGAATTTCAGTTTTCAACCGCACAAGATTGTCAATTTCCCGATTGATTTCAGCCTGAAGGTCTGCAATCCTGTCCACAATCCGCATAGGGTCATTCACTCCCGATGTCTTAACAGGCTCGTTCTGCTTAACCGATACCTGCGCAATATTCAGCCTGAGTTCCGAAAGCTCGTGTTCTTTCGTCCTGATCAGCTTATCCGAAACCCTGACCGAATATAAATAATCTTTAACCGTCAATCCGTATCACGCTCCTGTTTCATTTTTGCACCGCAATAGGGACAATATGGATACAAATCAATGTCCTCGTAAAAAGTGAGAAAGTTGCCACACTCAGAACATAAATAATTTGCATAACCGACACCCTCGCTGTCATATTCCCAACTTCCGTGCTTAATCTCTTGCATATCACACACGGTTGCTTCGTTGGGTTTACTACCGTCAACTTCGATAATATGCTTAACTGTTTCGGCATTTCGTTTTGAATTAAAGTATATCGTGTTTACACTACCGTCTGCGAACGGTATATCCAAAGCATAATCACCGCAAAAATCACGGATTTTTAATTCTTTTTCAATCATCGCTCTTCACCGTCCTCAATAGGCTGATTCCAGCACCTATAACAACTAATATACAAGTCACCTTTTTTGTTTTTGCACAACCCGAAACAGCTCCTAATTTTTTTAGGCAAACCTTTGGTACTCCGTGATCAAGCTCTGCGTTCGGATACTTCTCCAAAAGCTCCGTAAGATATGTCTTTTGCGGATGCTCATCGCTCCACTTCTGAACGATTTCGATTGCTTTTTCAGGGTTAAGCATTTCAAAAGTGGTACACGAAACAAGACCGGATGTCCCGTTATTTTCACTGCATAAAGGACACACGAAACAATCAATTTTACATAACCCTTTTCTTGTCCTTTTCGTCATTCTTCGCTTTTCAGCGAGATAATTCTCTGTTTTTGAACAATCAATCATTTTCTTCACCTCTCAACGATTTGGCAATTCTTTGTTGGTTCTTGCGGATAAGGTCATTTATGTTACGGAATAAATAATATGTCAACCCTCTTATCTCTTCTATATCATCTGTGACCATAATGCGATTGAGTTCACCGTCAATCATATCACGGGTGTTATTGATTTCCTGTCTGAGTTTCATTTCTATCACTCTCCTTTAATTTTTCGGTTATTCTTTTGGTTAAGCCGTTTTCGTTGGTTAGGCATTCTAAGGCTTGGAGGGCATTAATTACGGTTTGCTCGTTGGTTTGGGACTGATACATCTTACGGACGAAGTCGGCGCTTTTCATAACATTATCCATAATTCTTAGTGAGAGCATACGGTATTCGTCTGCGTCGTTTCTGTCACGCTTATACTCCGTTCTGAGCTTGTCCTGCCATTCAAGGCAGATGTTTATGTCCCAGCCTTTATGACGGTTGTTGTAGCCGACCTTTGCAAGCCTTGAAAAGTATTTATATTCGGGCGGCGGAAAGGATGAGTAATCAAGCTGACCGTCAATTGCTTTATCTTCAAGCTGTTCAAACACCTGTGGATTGTTAAAATCATATTTTTTCATAATATACCTCTTTCGGAGGGTAGTGGAGGGTTTGGGGCATTTTTAAAGAACCCTTTCTATATATAATATTATTTATTTTTTCTTATACGAAAGGTTATAAAAACCCTCAAACCCTCCACCACCCTCCACCTCAACATTCTTTAAAAAGTGAAATGCCGTTGAAAAAGTTATAGTTTTTGCCTCTTACCTTTTCAAATCGTTTGGCAAGTTCGGCGCTGAACTTGGTATTTGACATACGATACTCGTTGTTGCTCTCTGCCCAATCCGTATAGGCGGCATAGAGCGTACTTGCCTGCACCGAACCCTCTAACACACATCTGTCCTCGATAAAGGCGGAAATGACATCCATTTCACGCTTGTACTCTCTCACGCTCTGAAGAACGGCAGACGGCATTTTCAAACCCTCTTTCTGCCACAGAATACAGCCGTCAATACACCATTTGAAAATTGCGGTCATTTCGGCTTTGAGCTTATGCGTAAGGTTCTTATCAACCTTATCCTCGGGAATCTGAACATTGAACGGTATCATATGTATTCTTCGCCATATGCCCGTGTCAGTGCCTCTAATGATTGGTTTATGGTTCGTTGCCATCCACAGCTTGAACTCGGGCTTGAACTCAAATTCCTCGCTGTACAGCTTTCTTGCCGTTACGGTATCGTCACCCGTAAGCTGTTTGAGAAGTCCCTCATTAATTCGCACGCCCTCGTTCGGCTCAACCGAGGTAACAAGCCTTGCACCCTTTAACCGTGCAATGTCGCTGTTTATGGCACTGCTCTGAGAGTTTCTTACCATAATTGTTTCAGGCTGAATGTTTGCGGCATAATCGCCGAATACATCACGGATAACATCAATGAATGTACTCTTGCCGTTTCGTCCCGTGCCGTAAAGGAAGAATGCGCATTGCTCGGCTGTTGAGCCTGTCAAACTGTAACCGACCGCCTTTTGAATGTAGCGAATAAGCTCCTTATCGCCTGCAAAAATATCGTCAAGGAATGCAAGCCAACGGGGACACTCTGCCGTTTGAGAACAGTCAACCGAAGTAATCTTTGTAAAATAATATTCGGGATTATGCGCCCTCACTTCGCCGTTTTTAAGGTTGATTATTCCGCTTGGGGTATTTAATGCCATGCGGTATTTATCCATTTGTGCCGGAAGCACGGGGATATGGTGTTCAACCTCGTTGAGCATTGCTTTTTTTGACTTGTTGGAACGGCTTGCTTTCATATGCTTTTCAAATGCTTTTGACATATCTCCGCCGTTCTCCTCATCAGCCTGCAAGTATAGCTTTGCCTCGGCTTTCATAGCCTCAACGCTCTTGTCTGCCATTCTTAACACAACACCAATATTGTCAACACACCACTTCATAGAATTGTAGTAGTACCATTTTTTCTCTGTATAACAATACCTTACATTATCACCGAATAAATCAACAAACCTGTCAGCATTGCCCATATCGTCAAAGGTGTAGGCACGCATTTTTTCTTCGTCAACCGCTTGAACAGCCTTGCCGTCACCGATTGAAATTGAGTAATCGTTATGCTGTTTTGGGTTATAGGTCTGCGTACAGCCCGACACAGCCTTTTGCAGGGTTATAATGCCGTAGGTTGTGCCGGACTGCTTTCTGTCCCACTTGTCACGCATCAAGCCTGATTGTCTGAAAATCGAATCCATCTTGTCGGTATCGCAACCGCACCAGAACGCAAGCATATTGCAGAACGCCATATCAGCCTCGCTCTGTGACGCATAAGCCGAAAAGTCACCGCTGTATAAGGCTCTGAAAAGATTGCCGTTTTTGGCATTGCAGGCAGCCCTTACGATATCCTCAACCGTATTGAGATTAACCTCAATGTTACGGAGCTTAGGCTGTGGCTCTGTTGCCTTGCCGAGATATTTTGAATGTAACGGCTTTATGCTTTCGGTGCAATCGTTTATGTACGCATATGCAGAGCAGTAATCGCCTGTCACAACGAAAAATCTGCCGCTTTCGTACATTTCAAAGCCGCCCGAATCATTCTTAGCCTTTCTTCTGCCCTCGGGAAGAGTTCCCTTACAGATTATGTGAACACCTGTTTTACTCTGCGAAAATTCGGTGTAGCTCTGCAAAGTGTTCACAAACTCGCTGATTATGTTGTCAGTTCCGCCGTTTTTGTAGTCCTCAATATCGTTTGGCATATCGTCAAGGTCAACACCGAAGAACGGTGAATTTGAGAACATAAAGCCTATGCCTGAATATTTGGCGGATTCTCTGACTGCTGTTTCAAAATCTGACCAAGTGTCCGAGTTATTCGGCATTGCAAAGCCACCCGTTCTTGGATTTATCGGTTTCTTTGAAATTCCGCTGTGCGATTTCGGATCTGGATATGACTGCCAGCACACCCAGTTTTTGTAACCTTTCAATTCCTCGGGAACTGCAAAATATTTATTTTTATTTGGGTTTAAATTTGTAAAGCCCATTTTTTCACCTCCATATATGGGTATAAATACGGTGAAAATTGCATTGTTTTATGCAATCCCCGAAGAAATTTTTTAAAATCAGAACGGTAAATCATCGTCAATCGGCATATCAACAAAGCCCTGATTTTCTGTCTGTGCAGGCGCATAACTCTGCTGTGGCTGTGCATAGGCTGTTGCCGTGCCGTTCTGCGACTGCTTGAAGGTATGCTTTACTGTCGGACACTTAGTCAGATTGAGCCAGCTTACTCGCTCTTGCATTTTACCGTTGTATTCTTCGTGCTTAACGGTTACACGAACAGGCTTTTTCACAAGCTCACCGAGGAACTGTTCAAGGCTGTCATAGTCCTTGCCGTCGGGAAGTCCTGCCGCCTTGCCGAGAGCCATAACCTGATTAAAGCCGTATCCGTTTACCTGCATATCGTTCTCGGTCGGTTCTCTGCGTTTCCACAAGGTATGGAAGATATAACCGTTTTTGTACCCCTGCTCAACATCGTTTCGGATAACGAACGAAATGTTCAGGCAGGTTTTTTCCTCGCCTTTTGAATTAGTGTAGTCACGCTCCTCTGCCTTTGCTATAAGACACTCATAATCGCCCTCGGGCTTGAGTGAATCAGGCTGTGCCGCCTCGCTCCAATTTGCTTTAAATCCCATAATTTTACTCCTTTGTTATTAACTCTATCGCCTCATCGGCACTTCTGCATACTCCTGCAATAGCGCCGTTGAGCCTCATTATTTGTATAAAATTTTTCTGCTTTTCGGTTGGTTTACCTTTGGGAGTTTTAACCTCGATAAAAACCGCCCTGCCGTCTGATTTTCTGACACCGAACAAATCCGAAAATCCGGGCGGAACTCCCGTATTGAAATATCTGCCGTCCTTTGTAAAGCCTGCACCTACATTGATACGGAAAATATCGCAGTACGGTGCGATTGCAACACGGATTTTGTTCTGAATTGCGTGCTCTTCTGTCAAGCTATCATTCCTCTCTTTCGTGCCTGATAATATGCCCAGCCCGATTTATAGTTGTGATTCTTTGCATACTCGAGTAAATCTGCGTAGCTGTGGCAATCATCGGGTGTGCTGAAATCAAGCTTAAAGCCCTCAACCTTAATAAGCTTTGCGGTGGTATCGGTTTCAACGGTTCTTTCGGCTGTCGGGAAAACATAACCGCAATGCGGACACACGGCTTTCTGCCCTGCCGGCGGTGCTGAAAATGTAAAGAAACATTCGGGACATTGTCTGACCTTTTCCTCCTGCTCCTTTTCGATTTTTTTAACACTCAGCTTTTTGCGTTTTTCAAGCGTCCACTCTCGGTCGTCATCAGGCATTCCGTGCCTTGCATAGTTGCCGACATGGTCAATGATTACCGCCCTTTTGTTTGGCTTATAGCGCATACATCGCATTGACTGCTGAATGTAAAGCGTAAGGCTGTGAGTAGGTCGGAGCAGAATTGTACATTCGCAGTCGGGCACATCAAAGCCCTCTGAAATCAAATCCACATTGCAGAGGATTGTAATTTTGCCGTTCCTGAAATCGGCTATAATCTGTTCTCTCTGTGCCTTTGGAGTAGCTCCGTCAATATGCTCGGCTGAAATTCCTGCGTCACGGAATGCCTTCGCTGTTGCAAGACTGTGCTTTACCGAAGAACAGTAACAGACGGCTTTCTTACCGTCTGCAAGCTGTTTGTAATATTTGATAACATCACCGAATACCGTGTTTTTAATCATTGCCTTTTCAATATCGGCTGTGACATACTCGCCCATTTTGGTGTGTAAACCCGTAAGGTCGGCGACACTCGGAGCGTAGTAGTCATACGGGGCAAGGCAGTTATGCTCAATGAGCCATTTTGTACTCACCCCGATTATGAGCTTGTCGTTGACATCGCCCAAACCGTCACCGTTTAATCGGACAGGGGTTGCGGTGACGCCAACCCTCGGAACATCCGAAAAATGTTCATAAATGCGTTTGTAGCTTTGTGCAAGGCTGTGATGATTTTCGTCTGTGATGATAAGTGCGGGTTTTGGCAGTTTCTTCAATCTTCGTGTAAAGGTCTGCACCATACCGATTTGACACAAGTCCATAAGCACACCCCAGCGGACAAAGGTTCTGAATATTTGGTCAACAAGCTCTCTCCTGTGAACAAGGAACAGCACCCGTTTCCCGTTCCAAGTTGTTCGTCTTGCAATTTCTGCGACAATGCAGGACTTTCCGCCACCGCAACCGAGAACTATGCAAGGAGCTTTGTAACCCTCTCTCCAAGCCTGTCTGACCTGCTCAACAAGGTCATTCTGATACGGTCGAAGTTGCATTGTCTGCACCCTCTCTCTGCTTTTCCTGTTTCTTCTGCTTTATCAGCTTTGCAACACACTGCATACAAAGCTGTCTGCCGTAATTTTTTGTTGTGCCGTCAATGATCTGTTTAACAGTGCGTTTGCCGTATGCCATAATTACATCTCCGCAATCGGAACATCTCGGAAGTTCGACACCCTTTGAGAGCCATTCGCCAAGCTGTTTACCAAGTTCAGGTGTAATTATGCCTGTCCAGCTGTCAAGAAATGTTGTGTCTTTTGAAAGACTTGCATTGTGAGTACGGTCAAGCTGAAAACACATATCAAATTCATATTCCGTGTTTTCCCTCTGAACAGGGGCAAGTCCGATTTTTACAGGCACGGTTTTTCCTCTGTCATTTACTTCCATTGCATAAGCCATTTTGGCACGCATTGTAATAATTGTATGGCAATCAGCCGAAAGAATTGTATTTACAAGGTTGTTCTGAATTTTACCTGCTTCATCCCAAGCGGTATAATCGTTCTTGCCACGCTGTTGAGCAATCTGCGATTTTATATCAAGAACACCGCCCTCGTTATCCCAACAATGGGAAAAGCTGTCAACAACAATTGCACCGTCAGAACCGACAATATCCGCCGCCGATTTCACATATTCAATATATTTATCGGGTGTATATGGCGGCGTCATTGAGGCATAAAGAAATTTGCCTGTATTAAGGTCTGTCCTGTTTGCGTAAAAGCGACCTCTTTCGTGTTCTGTATCAATCAAAGCAACCTTTGACCAGTCGCCTGTAATGCCATATGCAAGATACAGACTTGACAATGTTTTTCCGCTGCCTGACGGACCTGTTACGGCAATTCGTGCCTTTGACTTTGCTCTTGTTACCTCTGAAAAATCAATCATTTGTAACACCTCACTTAATACTTAATGACTGCTTTGATTCCATATGGACGAAGGGAATTTCTTCGCCTTTTTTGCAAAGAGCCTTGACGTCATTCTTTTTCACTTCGGGCATACTGTACTTTAAGAGGTGGTCAAGGTTGTGTTCCTCCGCCCACTCAACAAATGAAATTTCATCATCAATAACAAGGCTCGGAGCGTTCTTTTTAAGCGACATAACCGCTCTCGGCATATCAATCTTCTGTCTGCCGAGTGCCTGCATTGACTTAAACAGATAGGTCTTTAGACTCTCCGCCTGTTTTTCTTTTTGTGACTGTCTTTTTGCAATTGCCGCCTTTTCGGCTTTAAGCATTTTAGCCTCGGCAAGAAGCTGTTTGTAGTAGATTGCAATGCTCTCAGCTTTCTCGTCAAATTCGCCTTCAATACCCGTGAGAGTATCGAACCATGCTGTCAACATCTTGTTGCGGTATGCGTCCACATTGGCAATAATGTTGCCGTCATCATCAATTGGCATTCCGTCTGCATTCGTATCGGGTTCCCATTCGTTGATAGCGTCAAACTGATTAAATAAATCCGAGTACATCTCGGTAAGCTCATAAAGTTTCATTGTTGCTCCCCCTTAAAGATTTATGTTTTGTGTGGCAAGTGCCTCTATTAAATGTTCAACCTTGCCTTTGAAAAATTCCTTGTCCTGTGACTGCTTGGCGAAATCGAGCATACGGACAAAGCTGTCATATGCAACTGAAAAGTATGCCTTAAAGACATCCTTGTCATCTGATGAACCGTCGGCAGTCTGAACATTTTTCAGCCTTTCTTCATACTCCTCTTTCTGTTTGCGAAGAGCCTCCTGCTTTTCATCCTCCAGCTGTTTTCTGACTATTTTTTCGTTATTGCGATACTCTTCTTCGAGTTCGTCATAATGCTTAATGTTCTCCCTTTCCAAAGCCTTAATCGTTTCATTGAGTCTGCGTTCATTGTCGCTCGGCTCTGCAACGGCAACCTCAATAGGACGGCTTTCAAGTTCTTCAACCTTTGATGTAAGATCCTTGTTTTTCCCTCGCTCCGACCTGAGCTGTTGTTCAAGAAGTGAATTGTGTTCTCTGACACCTTTAAGCCTGTTTTCAGCGTCAAGCCGCTGCTTTTCTGCTGTGGAGAGCTTGCTCTGGCTTTCGTGCTTTTCACTTTTCAGCTTGTCAATCTCGGCTTTTAACTGCTTAACCGTTGTGCTTTCAAGGTCAAGCTTTTCGGCGATTTCAGCCTGTTCGGGTTCGCTTATGGTGGCAAGAAGAGCAAGTTTTGTCATTCCAATTTGTGCAATCGATTGCACATTTTCAGCGTTTATTTTTTCTACAATAGAAATATAGTTATAAACATTTCTGCGTTTCATACCTACTTCATTCTCGCAGTAGTCCTCAAAGTTCTGATATCCAAGCTCCTTATACAGCTTGTTGTCACGCATTGTTTTAAGTCCGTTGCACATATCCCATATATTCTGCTGTGCAAGGTTTGCGCTGACAATTATCTTCTGATGCAGTTCAATTGCCTGCTTATGCTGTTCGCTTACTGTTATTTCTGACATTTTTTATATCCTCCAAAAATTCAGCGTATTGCTTTTCAAATTTCTTGATTTCATCCGGCTTTTTAAATCCGCTGTCACGCTCATTTTTGTAACCGTGACACTGCATTATTTCCAATGTTTCGGGATTTACTTCAATCGTAAAAAATGGGATTTTCGGTTTATCTTTATGACGAATGAAAAGTATTATCGTGTCACCTCTTGCGTGCCGTCTTACATATCCGCCGACGCAATGCTGTAATATTCTGCCCTCTGCTATTATTTCTTCACCGCTTTTTGGGGCAAGCATTATAAGGCTGTCTGTGCTCATCAGCAACGGAGAAAGTGTTTTTGCCATTTTTGCAATCTGCTCCGTTTCTTCTTTGTTTGCATAGAAAGCAACCTTTTCAAGCGTTCTGTCGTGAGCCTCTTCAAGATGAGCCGGCATTATTTCTTCGATACCCTCGGGAAGTTTTTGGCAGTTATCAAGATAATCCTTCCACAGCATTGCTCTCCGATTGTTTTTGCCGTACTTCAGAATCTGTCTGTATGTAAGGTTATTTTTGTGAAGTTCATCTACAGCATAAGTACCGAGCTTTGACAGCTTGCTTATGAACTCGCTTGCCATATGAATGGTCGGTTCTTCCTTTATCACACTGCGGTAAAGTTCAATTGCACTTGAATCATAATCTGCGAAAAAGTGCATATCCTCCTTACGACATCCGAGCATTTTAAGCAGATTGGTTTCTTTCCAATGAATTTTATTGAGTGAAAGTTTGCCGTCAATCAAAAGCTCTGCAATATGCTCAAAACCGCCTTTAATCAGGTATTCTGCATTATTGTGCCTTACATATATGTTCAGCCATTTGAGAATTCCTTGAACCGTATATCTGTTTGAAAGCTCATCCGCACACGAATATCTGAGATCCGTATCGGTTATTACATCGAGATTTAAAAGTACGGTTGAGCCCCAGCCTGAATACAAGGTTTTTTCTGACGGACCCCAATACCACGCTAAACCCTGTGAAGCAGAAGGAATAATTCCGTCTGTCTTCAGCGGATGAAATGATTTATCGTACCAGCCATATGCAAATCTTTGCATTGCGTGCTGTTCATATACATAAAGATATTCATCCGAAAAAGTATATCGGGGCATCATTTCGACAGGATTTTCGTTGTAAATATCTTCCGAAAATCCCTGATATGCCGTTACAAATCTGATGTACAGCCTGCCGTCAACAGCAAAGCAAAAACCAAACTTGCGACTTCTTTCAAGTTTTTTTCTGCCGTAGTGCAGGGCTTTTGCTTTTACGCTTTCCTTGCAATGACCGCAGACAAATTCCTGATTATGATAAAGTCGGAGCTGTTCGCCGATGTGCCAGCTTTGACAGCCTGTGCAGAAATAGTCGCAGGTTCTTTTGCTTTTATTTTCGTAGAAAGCATACTGCGGAAAGTACATTGCTATCTGCTTTTCATGTTCATCTGTCAGGTCAGGAATCTTATTAAGCAGGCTGTCAGGATTTTTAATCATACCGACACCTACCAATCTATAAGATTGCCGAGGTCAAGAGTAACAGGATCTGTTTTCTGCTCTGCGACATTAGGTTCTTCAAGCTCGTATTCAGACATATGTATCTGCATTGTGAAAGTAACCTTTGCTCCGGGGAAAATCTTACCGACAATCTGCTGATACACATCAAGGTCGGAAACTGCCACGGGAAGTTTCTTTCCCACTTCGTCAATCAGGTTTTCAAGGTTTTTTGCAGCCGTAACGGCTCTTGCAAATTCCTCGTTCTGCGCCGAAAATTCGCAGAGCATTTTCTTTACCGGCTCAAGAATTGCTTTAGATTTATGGTCTTTAAGATTTTTTTTGTTGCACAGCTTGATTTTTTCTGTTGCAGAGGATATAATTGAATTAGGTTTATTATTCTTTGTGCTTGTGGCATTTACAGTGTCACAGGCACTTTTTTTATTGCTCATTTCTTCACCCCCACACATTCAAAATTGAATACTTCGGATTCAGGCGTTTCAATGGCTTTGAGCTTGCGTTTTAGCTCTCTGTTCTCGTGACGATAACCGCTTGACGCTGTTTTTTCGAGTGCAAGGTCCGTTCTTGCGTTTCTCAGTTCAATGCTGAGATGTCTGTTCTCTGCTCTGAGGTTTTCAATATCTTTGAGCAGTTTTCTTTTTGTCGGGTAATTTCTTAACCGCATTGTTAATGCTCCTTTATGTATTGTCTGATTTCTTCCTTATCAAATCGCCAAAGCTTTCCGATTTTGTGGGCAGGAAGAATGCCCCTTTGTGCAAGCCGTGTTGTGTAATCAACATTAAGTGCAAGCAACCGTGCCACATACGGCACATCAATTATCACCGGCACTTCATCCCAATTGATGATAGGTCTTTCTCTCGGCATATGTACACCTCCTATTTTTCGTTGGTAATTTTGTCTGAAACGATTTCGACTGATTCAACATCAGCTACGCTGAGTGCCAGTTTGAGCAGTACAACCTCGCTGACCGTTCGTGTTATCTGATAGCTTGTAACATACGGAATTTCTGTTCCGTCAATTTCAAGAAGAAACTTGTCCTTTGTGTCAATAAGTTTAAGTTTTGCCATTTTCTCACCTGCTTTCTGTTTTACCTATCTTGATTTCTACACCTAAAGCCGTTAAGAGCCTGTCGGCATTTTCAAGAGAAATGTTCTTCTTTCCTTTCTCCCAATACTGAATAGCTCTTTTAGTAAAGCCTGATTCCTTAGCAAGCTCGCTTTGTGAAAGACCTTTCTGTTTCCTGCTTTTAAGCAAGATTTCAGCAAATTCATTAATGTGCATTGATTTCACCAACTTTCTATGATATACTATATGTAGTGATGAACAGCAATTCATTACACTATATAACGAAAGTGAGGTGTGCATTGTGCTGAGTTTTAAAAAATGGTTAAGCAAACAAGTTGTTATCGGTAGTGATGTTACATACAACACAGCTAATGACATAATCGCCGACAATAATTTTCCTGAGAGTGTTTGCAAATTTGTAATGCTTGATTATCTTGAAAAAAATGCCGATGATAATACAATTGTTGTTTTTGATGATTTTTACAGAGACTATATTAAATACATCACTCAGAACACCACCCCTGTGGATTAACAAACAACACAACTGTTCCCACAGGATATCTTTTATCCACATTCTTTGCTTTGTGTAATACACCATACGATTCGGTGGTTGTATAACTATCTACATCTTCCCTATTGCTCAGCTCTTCTATCAACTGAGCGGTAGGGATTTTTTTTAATTCATTCATCTTTTTCACCTCTTTTCAGCGTGGTAGTTTCCTTGTTTATAAGGTTTTCAAGTTCTGCGATACGCTTTGTAAGAGCACCGAGGTTTCGATAAACTTCAAGCATATCCGCCGTGTAATCAGGCACTTTTTCCTCAACGATTTTCATTCGTTTGTTAAGGTTGTCAAGTGCACCGTACACATTGAAAATTTCGTCTGTATGAGTGTTAGCCATAATTCTCACCTCCTTACGCTGTTTTCTGCGTGTTGCTGTTATCGGCAAGTTTTTTGCCCGCAATCATTCCCTGCATCATAGCATAAGCTATTTCTTTATCCCTACCGTCCATAGCAAGCAAGGTCTGAGCCAATTCATCGCCTACACTTAACTTAACCTGCGTGTTAGTATTACTGATTTCTGCGGTTGTTTTCATTTTTTCCACCTCCTTAAAATAATAACGATAATTGCAATGTTGCAAACTGCAATCAGTCCGCTTAATGCAACGCTGATAAAAAAGGCCTTGTATATTTGGTGCGTATTCCCAAATCCGCTACTTTTGCATCCGCTTTCGAGAACGGGGGC